CCAAGAAATCCACCCCGACATGCTCCATGCCCTGCACAAGTTCGCCCTACATACTCTTCGTCCTCCTGGACCCACCAAGGAAATCCCCGTGGCCGCCGTCCCAAACGCGAATGCATGCTTCGAAAGAAGCACTCGCGAGGGCGGAACGACCCGGGCCTTGGCAGAACAGATCCTATGGAAGAAGCAGGCTCGAGCCTATCAGGTCCCGCATCAGTGGATGTCCCCCAAAAGGGTTCCATCACAACCAATGCCCCCCCGTCAGCAAGCCCAGTTCGACCAGGACCTTTTTGGGTCCAAGAAAGGAGACGAACAGTTTCGGATCAACGTGCGAAAGATCGCGTGGGAGACTATGGGTGGAATCTTTACCCTCTTCAGTCCAAATTATCGTCCAAAGACGACCCAAGAGTTCCGCGAGGCGGTGGGTCAAGTCCTTCTGGACACCGACTGCGCGCCGATGCGGCCGCTCGTCGTGGACGAAGGATGTGGAGGGAAGATTCGAGTCGCCAGCACGCATCCCGCATGCCTTGCACACACCTTACGGAACATCAACAGTCTTATCCTCCAGCAACTCCTACGGTGGGATTGGGCACGCCACTTCAACGACCAAAGGCCAGTCCGAATCTGGCGACGATTTCCAAGCAAGGCAGGCCTCTACTTGCTATCCGACGATTGGAAATCCGCCAGCGACTACCTACCTTGGCCCGTGGTCCGTGCTATCACCAGTGCCGTGGAGATACGCTTCTCCGGCATCCTGTCTCCAGCAGAGAAGCTGGCTTTGGCGCACGTTGCGTCGCCAAAGCGTCTCTACTTCCGAGACCAGGATACAGGGACAACGACTGTTCGCGGGGCACATATGGGTCTCAGTCTTGCTTGGGCAATCCTCACAATCATCAACGGTTTCATCGGCTTCCAGAATATACCCGAAAAGGCCGGCCATGGCTACTTCCACGTCAATGGGGACGACTATGTGGGACTTCATACCAAAGAGGAAATCCAAGAGCGCGAACGAATGGTTCGCGCACTGGGACTGGTACCGAATTCCGACACGTCGTTTGTTTCTCCCACCCACGGCGTGTTCAGCGAACGCCTACTCTCTTCTCGGATACACAAACCCAAAAGCCTACGTTGGACCTTTACAGCAAAAGATCACCTGGGAGCGACTCTATCCGAACTCACTGGGTACTCCAGCGAGTGGCAGAGAGTCAAGTCCCAGGCACGGTTGGAATTGCTGTCACAGGTCTATCACCGTCGAATCACTCCACTTCAACGCCGCATCTGCCTCACCTCTCTTCTTCACCTCAACGAACAACTACGACGACCCCACCATCTCCCCCTCGCACTGGGGGGAACTGGGATCCCTCATGGAATGGTCAGCAGCAAGGCCAAAGCGATACTCGCCCGTTTTCTGTGCACCGGCCAAACGGCTCCAAAAGGAAAATGGGGGCATGGGAAAAGTCCACTTGCCGGTGTGGAACTGGGGCTTGGCCCCACGTCGACCCACACCGACAAGTCCCCCACTCCGGCACAACCTACGGGTTCGTATACCATCAAAGACCTCGCTACCAACCTTTCAACACGCAGAGATATCGCAGCCCGTATCACTGGGGTGCCTCTCATTTCCAGGCCCATACCTCCCCCCCTCCCTCGGATCCAGCACTGGGTCGAGCAGACTGCTCGGCGCTGGTCACCCAAAGGAGGCAGGTTCCGG